GGGGTCCGCCCCTGGCGGATTGTTAGTGCCGTCGCAGGTCACCTGGAACCCGTCCTGCGGCCGGCCGCCGGCCAGCGCGCCGGACCGGAACGCCGCGAGCAGCACGGAGGTCACCGCGCGGACCAGGCTGAGCCTCAGCTCGGGGCCGTTGACGTCGAAGATCAAGGGATCGGCGACCCGGTGGATCGCCCGCACCAGCCGGTGCAGCAGGCGCCGGTGCGCGACGTAGAGGTGGGCCGGGTCGAGCGTGCGCCCGCCCCAGACCTGCAGGCCGCGCCCTGGCGAGCAGCGCAGCAGGTTCAGCCCGGCCCCGAACACCGCCTCCTGCTCGGGCTCGGTCAGCGCGGGATCAAGGTCCACCGCATCGTCGAGGGCCGCGTTAGCCGGGGTGTAGGCGGCGCCGCGTTCCCGGTCCAGCCGACTGATCAGCCCGGCGACGTGTCCGGACGGCGGGACGGCGCGCAGCGGCGCGGTCAGCCCGCCGAGCGGATCGGGCACCAGCAGTCCCGGGTAGTAGACCGCCGCGGCGCGCCGCAGGATCGGGTCCACGGGCAGCACCCCCTCGGCCCAGGCACGGGCCTGCTGGAGGGCCGGGGTGTGGCCGTCCTGGTCGACCGGGACGTCGAGTAGGACGAGCCGGTCCAGCCGACTGGCGGCGGTGGCGAGCAGCGCGGCCACGACGTCCTTCCGTTCGGCATCGGCGGTGAGGTGGCCGCCCAGGTCCGGCGCGGCCACGATCGCGACCTCGGGCTGGTCCGCGAGCGCGTCGACCGCGGCCAGATAGTCGCTGGCATCGGGAGCGACGTCGGTGCCGCCGGTCAGGTGGAGCTCGATTACCTTGGAGCTCCGGGGCTGCCCGGCCGGAGCCGTCCCCGGGCCGGCAGGCACCAGCCGGATGAGCCGCGAGGACGCCAGCTGCTCCGCCACCTGATCCGCCGGGATCCTCATGAACACCTCGACCGGCTCGCCGGGGACCGCCACACGGACGTCGACCTCGGCCGAGCCGGCCAGGCCGCCGGACCGGTACCAGATGGTCACCTGGCCGCCTTCCGCCCAGGTTCCGGGGCTGGTGGCCACCACCTGATATGCCGCGGCGGCGAAGCCGGCTAGGTCGGCGACGCTCCATTCGGCCGCGGCCTTTTTCCCGGCGCCGGACACCCTGGTGACCCAGGCCAGCTCGCCGCCGTTCTGGAAGTAGCCGCGGATCGCGTAGCTGGCCGACGCGCCAGGGTCCAGGTCGCCGAACTGGTCACGGTATCCGGTCAGGCCCTCGACCCGTACCGGCGTCCCGAGCGGGCCGCGCCGGGTGGCGCCGAGGAAACCCGCCACGTCGGTGCGCAGCGGCGGTGGCAGATCTTCCGGCGGCCGCACGACCTCGACGGTCAGGCCCGGCAGCTCGACGGTCACGTATCAGGCACCTCCCGCCGAATCACGTGTCGATCACGTTGGATTCGGTGCAGATCACGACGGTCTCCATCGCGATCTCGTTGTTGCCCGCGTGCATCGTCGGACCAGTGAACTTGCACGGCCAGGCCCGGTCGAACTTCCAGCGCATCACCTCGTTGCGGTTCTCATCCAGCAGCACGATCGCCCCGGACGCGCGCAGTACCTGGCCGTTGAGCGCGTTGACGATCCACCTCCAGAAGTCGACGTCGCCGGTGATGCCCCGCTTGAGCGTGATGTCGGTGAACTTCTTCAGCCCGGGTATCTTGCGCTGGGTGATGTCCTCGCTGCCGTTCCGGTACAGGATGGGCGGCACCTCTGTCTCGAGGCCGGAGACCTCGCTGAACGATCCGCTCACCGCCTTGCCGTCGTTGCTGACGCCGGTCACGATGACCTGGAAGTTATACGCGGGGTACGGATCGGCTCTTTTCACGGGTGGCATGGAGCAGCCTCCTTGTCATGCCTGGTCAGACGTTCACGGTCAGGACTGCTGACTGGTGGCCGTCTTCTGCTCGAAGCGGAAGATGACGAATTCCGCCGGGTACACGGGAGCGAGCCCGATGATGCAGATCAGCCGACCGTTGTCCAGGTCGTCCTGGGTCATCGTGGTGCGGTCGCATTGCACGAAGAACGCCTGGTCCTGGGTGGTGCCCGCCAGCGCGCCGGTCTGCCAGACCGTGGTGAGGAAGGCCGTTATCGACTGCCGGACCAGGGCCCACAGCTGCTCGTTGTTCGGCTCGAAGACCACCCACTGGGTCCCGTTGAAGATCGACTTCTCGACGTAGATGAACAGCCTGCGGACGTTGATGTACTTCCAGTTCGTGTCCGAGGACAGCGTCCGCGCCCCCCATACCCGCTCACCCAGCCCGGGGAAGAACCGCAGCGCGTTGATGCCTACGGGGTTGAGCACGTCCTGCTCGCGCTTGGTGATGTCCGCGGCCAGCCCGCCGACCAGGTTGATCCCGCGGATCACCACGTTCGCGGGCGCCTTGTGCACGCCGCGGTTCACGTCGGTTTCGGCGTAGATCCCGGCCAGGAGGCCGGACGGCGGCACGTGCACGTTCTGGGACGTCGACGGGTCGACCGTGACGCACCAGGGGTAGTAGAGCGCCGCGAACTCGGTGTCGAGCACCTGGCGGAAGGAACCGATCCCGTCGATGTCCTCCCCGTCCGGGGGATCGATGATCGCGAACCGGTCCCTGAGCAGCTCGCAGTGGTCGATGAGGCTGGACTGAACGGTCTGCGACCACATGCCCGGCACGGCGCAGATCGCGATCTCGTCGATGTCCTCCAGCGCCTGGATGCCGGTCCGGTGGCCGCTGCCCCCGTCGACCCCGACGAAGTCCTGGACGCTCAGCGCGTCGGGGTTGTCCGCGCCGCCGCCGAGCATCAGCCAGCCGCCGTTCGGGCTGGCGGTGGGGAACTCCCTGAGGTCGGTAGAGAAGGCGGCTCCCTGGTTGAGGGTGACCAGCTGGGACTGGGCATTGACCGCGACCCACAGGCTGTTCGGGTCCTGGCCGAGGGGGGTGCCGGCATCCGCGATCCGCAGGTTGGTGAAGTCCTCCTCGACGGGCTGGCCGCCGTCCGGCTGGTAGCTGACCAGCACCTCGGCTTCGACGACCCTGAGCCGGTCGCCCTCGAGGTAGGGCCCGGTCACGGCTGTGTCGAAGGTCACCACGTCGCCGGCGACCGCCGTGACCGTGCGGACCTCTTTCTGGGTCCCGTTGTCCAGTTCGACGACGCCGTCGGTGTACAGGTTCTGAGCGCCGTTGACCCGCAGCTGGGTGTTGCCGCCGCCAAGCATGGCCGTGCGCAGCCGCTGCACCGCCAGGCCCGTTTGCCAGTCGCGGTGCTGGGCCGGGGTGATGGTGAAGGTGAGCTGCCCGGCGTTGACGGCCGCGTTGGAGGCGCGGAAGCGGCGTCCCGCGATCAGGACCGACTGACCGTTGATGGACGCGTCGAACGTCCCGGCGGCTTCAGGGACCACCACCTGGTCCGTCGCAGCCGGGACGTCCTGGCTCAGCGCGGTGACCGCCAGCGGTCCCGCGGCCGGGCTGGGCAGGATGCTCATGGTCGCCCCGACCATCGGCCGGATCTGCGCCCGAAGGTCGTTTCCCCATCCCCCGAGCGCTCGCGCCTGGAACGTCGCGGTTGCGTTGGCGGGGTCCGTGACCGGCCTGCCCCCGTCAGCGAGCACGGGCGTGACGATCACGGCCACGTCGCCGCGGGCCACCCGAACCTCCTGGCCCAGCCCCGCGCTGAGCGTGATCGTGCCCGACGTGCCGTCATAGGAGCTGACCGTGGGCTGACCGATGGCCTGGCCCGTGTCGCCTCTGACGAGGGTGACCTGGGTGCCGTTCTGGATGCCCAATAGGTGCCGCAGGACGAGTTGTGTCGCCCCGGCGGCGGCGTCCCTGGTCACCTCCGCCACCAGGCCCCTGATCGGGGACCCGTGCGCGGCCGTGGCGCCGTTGGCTCCCCCGCTGAACACGCGCTTCACGTAGAGCAGCTGGCCGCCGTTGTCAAAGAATCCCTTCACCGCCAGCGGGAACAGCCACCAGGCGCCGCCCTCCAGGTTGGCCCGGCTCCCCCATGTGCGCAGCAGGGCCGCGCTGGGGGGCGG